CCCAAGCCGTATTCGCTGTCGTTGGCCATTTTGATGACTTCTTCTTCGGTTTTGAATTTAATCACGGTGGCAACCGGGCCGAAGATTTCTTCTTGGGCAACACGGGCTTCGTTGCTGCTGGCTTCAATCAAAGTAGGCTCGACAAATTCGCCTTTGCCCAATGCGCCTTCGATTTTTTTACCGCCGGTAATGATGCGGCAGCCTTCCTGTTCGCCGATTTTGACGTATTTCAAAATGGTCTCGAGTTGACCGGCGTTGACTTGCGAACCCATTTGGGTGTCGTCTTCCCAAGGCAGGCCGACTTTGATTTTTTTGAATTCTTCAGCCAAAGCATTGACGAATTTGTCGTAAATGCCTTCTTGTACAAAAATGCGCGAACCGGCGCAGCAGACTTGGCCTTGGTTGAACAAAATACCTTTTTGCGCGCCTTCGAGGGCTTTGTCGAAAGGCATATCGTCGAAGAAGATGTTGGCAGATTTGCCGCCCAATTCCAAAGTGGACGGAATCAGCAATTCGGCAGCGGCGATGCCGACGCGGCGGCCGACTTCGGTTGAACCGGTAAAGGCCAGTTTGTTGAAGCCTTTGTGGTGCAGCATGTATTCGCCGGATTTGGAACCGCGGCCGGTAATCACGTTCAACACGCCTTTAGGCAGCAAGTGGTTGATTTTTTGAGCGAGGGACAATAGGCTCAATGAAGTGCTGGAAGAAGGGTGGATGACGATGGTACAACCTGCGGCCAATGCCGGAGCGATTTTCCATGCGGCCATCAAGAATGGGAAGTTCCAAGGAATGATTTGGCCGACAACGCCGATCGGTTCGCGCAGAACGATGGATAAGTCTTCGGCGTCAAGTTGGGTCGCAGTGCCTTCTTCGCCGCGGATCACGCTGGCGAAATAGCGGAAATGGTCGGAAGCCAATGGTACGTCGGCGGCGCGGGTTTCGCGGATCGGTTTGCCGTTGTCCAAGGTTTCTTGCAGGGCGAACAATTCTGCGTTTTCGTCAATCACGTCGGCGATTTTGTTCAAAATGGCCGCGCGTTCGGCAGTCGTGGTTTTGCGCCATGTTTTGAACGCTTCTTGGGCAGCGGCCACGGCAGCATCGACATCGGCGTCGGTTGCGTCTGTGAACTTGGCCAATTCATCGCCATTGGCAGGGTTGTAAGAGGATAAAAGTTTGCCTTCGCTACCTTTCGTCCATTCGCCGTTGATTAAAAGACCATATTCTTTATCAAACACATTTAAATCTTTTGCCATAATACTGTCTCCTTAATGAATGGGAAGGCGTATTTCTGCGCCATAAAAACAGCTTATGCTTTTTTCTTTTTAAGTTCAAGTACTAAAAATGATAATGTTCTCAAAATTTACATTTGTAATGTTATTTCATGTAGCAGGCCGTCTGAAAAATAAAGGATTTGATTGAAATGAAAGTGCATTTGTTAATATATTTAAAGATTCAGATGGTTTGAATAGGATTTGTTATGGTATAACATCATAACTCGTTGTTTTGAAAAAGATTATGGGTTGACGGTTTCGAACATGGGGAGTATTCTCATTTATAGCTAAACAGTTTTTCAACACCCTAGGAGACTCTCTCATGAAAATGCATGCTGTGGTAGTAAATAAAGATGTAGCAGGTGATGTAGAAGTTGTTGAACGCGAACTGCGTCCGCTGGAATACGGCGAGGCGTTGGTAGAAGTCGAGTATTGCGGCGTGTGCCACACCGACTTGCACGTTGCAGCAGGCGATTACGGCGACAAACCGGGTCGCGTGTTGGGACACGAAGGCATCGGTTTGGTTAAAGAAGTTGCTGACGGTGTGAAAAATCTGAAAGTCGGCGATCGTGTCAGCATCGCATGGCTGTTCCAAAGCTGCGGTTCTTGCGAATACTGTAATACCGGCCGCGAAACCTTGTGCCGCTCCGTATTGAACGCAGGTTATACTGCCGACGGCGGTATGGCGACCCACTGTATCGTGAGTGCCGATTATGCGGTCAAAGTTCCTGAAGGCTTGGATCCTGCGCAAGCTTCGAGCATTACTTGTGCCGGTGTGACCACTTATAAAGCGATTAAAGTTTCCGGCGTTCGTCCGGGTCAATGGATTGCGATTTACGGCGCAGGCGGTTTGGGCAACTTGGCGGTTCAATACGCGAAAAAAGTGTTTGGCGCGCACGTTGTTGCCGTTGACGTCAACGATGAAAAACTGGCTTTTGCCAAAGAAACCGGCGCTGATTTGGTGATCAATGCCGCCAAAGAAGATGCGGCTCAAGTCATCCAAGAGAAAACCGGCGGTGCACACGCAGCCGTGGTAACAGCCGTATCCGCTGCTGCCTTTAATTCAGGCGTTAACTGCGTCCGCGCCGGCGGCCGTGTCGTTGCAGTTGGCTTGCCACCTGAGTCTATGGACTTGTCTATCCCACGTTTGGTATTGGACGGCATCGAAGTGGTCGGCTCTCTGGTCGGTACCCGTAAAGATTTGGAAGAAGCATTCCAATTCGGCGCAGAAGGTTTGGTTGTGCCTAAAGTCGAATTGCGTGCTTTGGATGAAGCACCTGCCATCTTCCAAGAAATGCGCGAAGGTAAAATTACCGGCCGTATGGTGATTGATATGAATAAAGAGTGCAGCTGCATTCATCACTAATCAAATGATTTTGTGACAAAAAGGCCGTCTGAAACTTTTCAGACGGCCTTATATATTGCCCTTTGTAAATAATACCTTTACAAACGTAAAAGTATTGTTTGCAAAGGGTTTTTTATTTAAGGGATACGCCATGAAGAAAGAGATTTTAGAGAGAGAAGCGGCAACGGACGGTTTGGCGGCCGCGCCAGCGGACGGCGGAACGGACGGTGTCGCTTCTTATTCTCCCCCCTCGTCTAACAGGGGGGGTACAGAATCCGAAGACGCCGGCACATTCCAAGAAGCCTTTGAATGTTACGAAACCTATATCTTGGACGGTAAAGGTAACCTCTTAGGTGTTCCGCTCCGTCGTGGTGTATCCGATTCAGCCTTTATCGACCAAATTAGCTTTTCATTCCACGAAAAAACCTTTTTCGACAAATACGGTGTCCGTGTAAGCCTTTTGGAAGACGAAGATTTCATCCGAGCTGCGTCCATGCTCGCCGAAGAAGTTTTTGGGTTCGGTATCTACAAAGAATCCAAAGGCTCGGGCGGTCGTTTTTATGAGCGTTGCTGGTTGATGGGTTCGGAAGACGCCCTGTACGGTCGCGTCCATTTTGGCGGCCAGCAAAATACCATCCTTTTCGAACTGACCGGCACCGGTTGCGGCGTCGCAAAAGAAGGCTGGGAATCCCGACTGTTTGCATTACTGACCAACGCAATACGCCCAAAAATTACCCGCGTTGACGTAGCCAAAGACTTTTTTAACGGCGAATACAGCCCGAACCAAGCCCGTGAAGACCGCAATAAAGGTCTTTTTACCTGCCATCACGTCAAACCAAAAGGCGAATGTTTGGGGTCAGATTGGGAAGAAGACGACGAAGCCAAAATGACCAAAGGCAAGACCTACGGTATCGGCTCCCGTGAATCGTCCAAATACGTCCGCGTCTATGAAAAAGGCAAGCAGTTGGGCGATAAAACAAGCACTTGGACGCGCTTTGAAATTGAATTCAAAGCAAAAGACATCGTTATCCCTTTCGAAGTTTTGCAGAATCCAGGCGAATATTTCGGCGGTGCATATCCGATTTGCGAACGCTTCGCCCAAAAGGCAACACGCATACACGCGGTTAAGGAAGATAAGGTCATTTCAGCCGACCGCTACCTTGAATGGGTGAAAAAGCAATTCGGACGCGCGGCCAACGGTCTGAAATTCATTTTCCCCGAACTGGACAAAGCCAAACTGTTTGAACTGATTGAGCCGAATCATCACAAGCTGCCAAAGTCTTTGGCACCCGAAGCCTATGACTGCGCCTTTTTGAAAGCCCAAGCTATTCATGATCAGCCCGCATTCAAGCCGTATAAAGACCCTTACGGTATGTACGAATATTACGAGCGTCTGGAAAAACAGCTTGAACAGCAAAAACACGTCACAAATGAAGAAAGCTATAACAACTTCATGTATGACAAATTCGCAAGACAACCTATTTCATGGGCTTAAAGCGTCTGCCCGCAAAGACGTTTAATCATACAAGGAAACCAAAAAATGAATATTCAACTTCAAGGCCACATCGTCGGCGTTAAAAAATTCAACGGACAAATCGAAGGCAAGAACTTCGACTATTGCCGCCTGATTGTCGCCACGCCCTTAGATAGCTCCCAAGGCAACGCATTGGGCAGCTCTACCACAGAATACGATTTTGGCGGCTCTGCCAATTTCGAGCAGTTCCGAAACGCCCAATTTCCTATCGAAGCAAACCTCAACGTAGAAATCGTTACTACAGGCAAAACCCAAAAACTGAAAGTCATCGGTTTTCAACCCGTTAAGAAAGGCTGATTGAATGCAGAAAGTCTATGTTGTCCAGTCCGTATCAACAGGGGACTTTCTGTACCTTTCTCCTGAAACGGGTGACATCGGACATACCAAATTAATCACCAATGCCGATTATTTTTACGACTTCGAAGAAGCGATTAACGCAGGTTTGGAAGAAATCGGTAATCAATATGAATTTGTCGTATTCGGATTTTTGAAAGACTGATTTTCAGCGTTCGGCGGTCGCTGGAAAAAAACATCATTATTTCCGCCAAACACTTTTAAAAGGAAAAACATCATGAAATTGATGAACACTTGCCGTAAATACGGCGCAAAACTGGCCGTTGTTGCCGCTGCTCCTCTGGCTTTGGCTAATCAAGCATTGGCAGATACAAACTTGCTCGATACCGCCTCTACAGAAATTGGCGCTCTCAAAACAGGTATTGTCGCATTCGGCGTTGTTGTTGTAGGCATTGCGATTGCTATCGTGTCAATTGGTCTGGTTAAACGCGTGATCAATAAAGCATAAGGTTTGATATGGGATATCGAGTAGGCCAAATCTGTTATGGAACGCAGATAGAAGCTCAAAATCATGTGATGTCCCAAGTCATACCGACAATCGATAAAGACGGGGTGTTAAATCACCCTGTTTTTATTGGTTCGGCATGGGAATATCACGGAAATCAAGTAAAACTCAACTTTCCTCAGTGCAATAATCAAGATTTTTATGATCAGGGCAGAGAGTTGGGACAGTCTATGCTACTTGCTTTTATAGGTTTATTTATTGTCGTAGTTTGCTTAAAAGTCGTAAAACTGGCCAATATGCAAAATGACGAATAAAAGGGAAAAGGAAAAATGAATGATACCAGAAGTTTATTTTATTCTCGGCGTTTCGCCCTACGCAGTCGCCTGCTTGTGCTTGTATGTTTTGGCGCGCAAGTTTTAAGCCCGTTAACAGCGTTTGCAGAAGTCGGCCTTCCTCCGCCGGTACAACATCAAAACGCAGGCTTTCCGAGTGACCAAGCCTTGCAACGTCGCGGATACGATCCAAAAACAGGCATTTGGAAAGTTGATGTACAAAATAACGGCAAACCGACAGTAACTAAAAATGGCGGAAATATTAATGGTAGCCAAGGAAAAACCGTAACGGTTACAGGCCGATATGGCGAAACTGGCACGATGAATACAAATGTTAATCAAAGGGTGAACGTTGGTAAAGTTGAAACTGTATTGGGTGGGACATTGGCAGGTGCTACTGCTATGGGTGGGGCTATTGGTTCTGATTATGCAGCTTGGACATATAGAGACATAAAAAATGGCGATTGGGCTATGGCTGCGCGTAATGGTGTTGGTGCAATTCTGACAGGTTTATCTAAACTTGATATTACTGGGCTTGGTTCAGGAATTAATACTTTTTTAGATAAAACAGGATTAAGAGATGGTGCTTCTCAAGAACAAATTTCTAATGCGATTCAGAAAGCAGCCCAAGCCCAAAAGCAAGCAGAAGCCGAAGGCAACTATCAAAAAGCAGTAGCTGAAGCAGCAGCTAAAAAAGCAGCAGAAGCAGCACAAAAAGCGCAACAACAAGACCAAAAAAAGAAAGAAGAACAGAAGAAAGACGAAGAAGCAAAAAAGAAAGGATTATTGAAATATCAATTAATAGTAGAAGTCGATGGGTCATATCAAAACTATGTTTTTTATGCTCCAGATGGTTATAGATTGAGTGGTTCTGATGATAATACTTTAGACCATGCGCCTTCTTATTTGGGAAAATTTGTTTCATCCTACAATATTGATATAGGTAAATCCGCCTCACCTTCACAAATTAAAGTAAGCACACCGTCTGATAAGCATGTTTTTGTTAGATGGAACTCATACAAAGAAGGTACAGTTCCCAAGTCAGAAGAAAAGAAAATTGCACAAAATCAAAGCCAAGTAAAACCTGAAGATTTCATGCTGACACAAAAAGAAATGTTAGACATTCTTAAACGTATGCTTGAGAACAATCAGACAAATCATGCCGAGCTGATGAACCAATTGGCAAAAATGGGCGTTATGAATCAATCTTCCGAGTCAAGCACATTTAGCCCTGATACCGCACTTAGTGCGCCGTACACACCTGAAGGCAGCAGCACACCTCAACAGACAAGATTCAAAATGAATCAAGACGGCACTGTAGGCGTTGATTATGTGCCACGTCCAGATTTAAAGCCAAACAGTCCAGAAGCACCGAATAAGCCCGAAAAGACAACACCGAGCAGACAGGAGAGTCCGGACACGCCAAACGCACCAAATAGCCCTAATTCTCCCAATACACCAAATGAGCCGAACAGTCCGAATAGTCCTAACAATCAACAAACGCCAAGACAGCAAGAAAATGGCCTTTGTTCGCTGTTTCCGAACATCGCAGCGTGTGCAGATATGGGCAATGCAGAAGAAAAAGATCTAAACATTCCGCAAAACGATCAAGATATAGGCACTCTGAAACCGTTGGAACACTTTCAGACGGACGGTGTTTGTCCAAAGCCACAATCATTTGATTTTGGATTGTTTGGCCGATTTGAAATGGGTTATGACACAATTTGCGACATTGCCCGAAAAATCAGGCCAATTTTGATTTTAATATGCATGATAAGTTGTAGCTGGGCTGCATGGTCGGCAGTCAAGGAGTTGTAACATGTGGAGCAAATTATTAACTGCCGTATTGACAACCGTAGCAGGAAAAATCATGGCCGCGTTTGGTCTGTCGTTTGTAACTTATGTAGGGGCAAACGAACTGCAACAACAGTTATTAAGCTATGTAACAAATCAAATAGGCGGTATATCTGATGATGCCTTACAAATACTTTATATAACAGGCATGGGAGTGTGTCTTAATTGGATATTTGGCACTTTCGCATTTATTGCATCGCTTAAATCGTTTGCCAAACTCTCGGCAGTTATGTCAAAAAAATAAAACAGATAATTAAAAAGGAGATAAAAAATGTTGTATCTGATAACAGGCGTACCTGGTTCGGGCAAAACATTAAAAATGATCTCGGACTTGATGACAAGAGACGATTTAAAAAATCGTCCGCTTTACCTTGACGGAATTCCCGAAGTTGACGGCCAAATCATTCCAAATCTGCCGATCCCTGAAGGCGAAACAATGCAGACGTGGCACAAATGGGCACCTACTGGCGCGATCCTCGTGATCGATGAGTGTCAACGCGTATTCCGTCCACGCCCAAGCGGTTCAAAAGTCCCCGATTATGTCGCAGAACTTGAAACACACAGACATAAAGGCATAGACATTTTTTTATTGACACAACACCCACGGCTTATAGATGCCAACGTCAGAAGCCTGATAGGTCATCATTGCCATATCGGCAAAACCAGCCTAGGAGTTCGGCGTATGGTCGAATGGGAAAGATGCGCCAATCCCGAAGCAAACGGCGATATAGCAAACGGCGTTAAAAGCGTTTATAAACTCGATAAAAAAGCATTTGGCGTTTACAAATCGGCCGAAGAACACACAAAAATCAAAACCAAACGAAGCAAAGTTATATTTATTTTGCCTTTGGTTCTTATAGTAATTATATTCAGTATGTTTATTGCATATGGAAGTTATAAAGACATATCAAAACCGATAGAAGTCAAAAAAACAATCGAAACAGACAGCAACCAAACTCCACAAAACACACAAACGGCACAACCCCAAATTGAACAAAGCGGCCAATATCCCCAACAAGAGCCGAAAACAACCGAAAAAGAGGAAGAAAAGCCCTATATCACACAGCAAGACTACGAACCAAGAATAGCAGAGCGTCCCGAAACTGCCCCAATTTACGACAGCATGAACAAAGCCTTTAAAGCCATGCCGTGGCCGTCTGCCTGTATCAAATCCGAAAAAGGCTGTAACTGTTACACCGATCAAGGCACAAAAATAAAAGAGATCAGCAAAAAAACCTGTGTCCAATATGTAAATGACGGCCTGCCCTTTAACCCCTACAAGACAAAACAGCCCGAATCGGCGGCAACGGAAGCACCAAAGGCGCAGCACGAAACGCCTCAAGTCTTGACAATGGGTGGAAAGAGTCCGCAAAATTTGATGTATGACGGATACGAAGAAAAAGCCCTAAGTAACGAGGGCGGAAAGGTTAATTAGTGAATTCGGGTATAGCTTTTTTATTAGGGATTTGGGCTGCAACAACATATGAGCGTAAAGGCTGGCGAGGATTTTTTAAATATTTCGTTCTGCCGATGTTCATAATATCGTTAATAGGAGCAGCAGTAATTATTTATTATGGATATAACATAGCCAAATAGCCCACACAAACACAAGTCAGGGGGAGGACGTCCAGAAAGTTTTGTAAAGGCGCGTTTTTTGCCTTTATAAAACTTTTTGGATACCCCTTGACGCTAGCCCACCCAAAAACGCTATTAGCAAGGGTTGGGGCGGTTTTTTGCGCCAACCCCTGCCACATGGCGAATGTCGCCGAAGGCAAGCACACGATAAGCTTCAAGCCCTGAACGTGAAACCAGCATTTTCAGGGCTTGGCGTTTGACGAAACACCAAGTAAAGCCCACGACTTCGAAAGCACGGCCAAAGCCATAGCTTGTAAAAAAGATAGAAGCGTGGGCTTTCGTACATCTGAAGTTTGAACACTATCTAGGGCGCAACCCGAATTCATAAGGTAAAACACATGTACTTAGGCATAGACGTATCAAAACTCACAATAGATTGCTGTCTCATTTCAGACGGCCAAAACCATGAAAAGAGATTCAGCAACAACCCGAAAGGATTCCAACTACTTACAGACTGGCTAAAATTTCATCAAATGACTTCAGAGCTGCATTGCTGCTGCGAAGCCACCGGAATATATTACGAACCGCTAGCCCATTATTTACATCAGCATTACACCGTTACGGTCGAGAATCCGCGAAGAATAAAAGGGTATGCCATAGCCGAACTTCAACGAAGTAAAACCGACAAGCAAGATGCAAGACTAATCGCACAATACTGCCAAGACCGGAAACACAAACTGAAAGCATGGATACCGCCGTCACAAGAACAGAAACAGCTCCAAGAACTAGCCCGATATTTAGACCATCTCAAACAACAACGTGCGACCGAAACCACCAAACTGCACGAAGCACCCGACTACATTGCCCCGCATATCAAAACCACCATTGAAAATCTGAGCAGCCAAATACGTGACATCAAAAAGCAACTGCTCCAGTTCTACAAGTCTCATCCCGATTACAATACGAAACGCAAACGCCTAAAGACCATTACGGGCATAGGGGAACAAAGCGCAGCAGTATTGCTTTCCGCCTACAAAAGACACCCTTTCTCCAACCAAAAGCAGTTTACTGCCTATCTCGGTTTAGACCCACGCAAAAACCAATCAGGAAGCAGCGTAAACGGCAAAAGCCGAATATCGAAAATCGGCAATGCCGACATCAGAAAAAGCCTGTATATGCCCGCCGTAGTTGCTTATCGCTGTAACGTCTTTTCCAGTTTCGTAAACAGATTAAAAGTCAAAGGAAAGCCCATAAAACTCATACTGATAGCCATCATGCGCAAACTTGCCGTGATAGCTTTCAACTTATTAAATAACGGTCAAGATTTTGAGCCGGAAAGATATAAATGAAAAATTAAACCAGGCTTTCGCCGGCGATTTTTAATTTACTGAAAAATAAATAAAAAAATAAAACGAAAAACCATTTAATATCAAACAAAACACCCTGAACAAATCAGGGTGCGTATTGTTGCAATTTTAAGAAATGTAAATTTATTTGACTGTGAAATACACTATCTTTTTTATTAGGCTGGATAACTACAGCGCAAAATCGCTTTCAAATACGCGGATTTCTCCGCTGACAGGATCGGTGAACTCTATTCTTTTGGCCAAAAGTTTTAAAGGTTTGTCGTAGTCTTCATCACCGGCCGCCAATGGGGTAGGGTAAAGCGCATCGTTCATCAGCGGCATGTTCAAACTCATCATATGCACGCGCAGCTGGTGTTTCTTTCCGGTGTGCGGCGTGAGGCGGTAGAGGCTGAATGCGCCGCGGTTTTCGATAAGCTCGATGGTTGTGTGGGCGTTGGGTTCGCCTTCCGTTTCCCGCGTGAGAAAGAATTTTTCGCCGCGTTCCATTCGGGACGAAATATCCAGCGGATAGTCCAAATCCGTCCTCGTCGGCGCCACCGCTTCATAGGTTTTTCGGACGTTTTTTTCTTGGAACATGGTCTGATAGTCGCGACGCGTGGCAGGGTTGAGCGAAAGCAGCATAACGCCAGCCGTATCTTTATCCAAGCGATGAATCGGCGTAATGTCTTCAACATTCAAATACTGCAATTCAGGCCGCAGACGTAGGCGCGTGAGCAAGGTTTCTCGCAAAAACCTGCCGCTGGGGATGACGGGCAGAAAATGCGGTTTGTCCACCACAATCAAATGCTCGTCAATATGCAAAATCTTTTCTTCAAACGGAATACGCGGCTCGCTCTCACGGCTGGTTTCACGGTAATAAAACATCGTCTTGCCGGGCTCAAACAAA